TCCCAATAATGCCCTAATACTCCACATTTGGTATCATCCGTTATAGGAACATGAATACCACCAATGAGTTCAGTTACCACGGTTGACTCACACACTGTTTGAACATTAATTGCAACACTATCTATAGGTAAATTAGAACAGCTACCTTGGCTAGTACACTCATCTGACGTTTTTAAATAATTTATCGTAGAACCAGTTGAGGACTCACAGTAACTACCTACAGAAGACGGTGCTTTAGCTAGTCCAATTAAAGTAGTTGAGAATGTTATAGAAGGGGATACATTGTTGGTAAGCACACTTTGTGCTGTAACTCTAACTTCATAATCCCCTGCAATTGCATCTAAAACTTCCAGTTCTAAGAATGCTGTATCTCCTGCGTCAACCCAGACTCCTGCATTAACTCTATATTCTACGGTGTATAATCTAACGAAAGGGTAACCTACAGGAGGTTGCCATCTGATAATAGCTTTATTTTTTATAGAACCATCTGAGCCCCTATAGGCTGCTTCATATATATCTAGATCTGAAGGGGCTGGACACCCCTCTGTAATGTTAGGTATACGACTAATACTTATCTCGTCTAAATCTTCGAAGTCCAAACCCTCTTCTATTATTCTGTATTTATCAGCATGGTATTCCATTGCTATTACTTCATACTCGTGTTTTTTTGCTTCTTTAACTCCTAAAACTCTCCATACCTGAGCTTCTACTATACCTATTTCTTCTAATAACCACATATAATCTGCGTTAGGTGTATTAGTTAACTCATGATGATACTCTAAAGAATCTCCTACGGCAGCGAATCCATTGTACCCATTTACAGTTACATGTGTAGAGCTTAATACGTTATCAATAACTGCTGTAGCAGATGTATTAAGATTAGTTATAGTTCTACCAAGGAATTTATGTGAGAAAGATATAGTAGCATCAAATATATCAACACCAGTTGGAATAGCCAAGTCATTACCTGTACCTGCTGTAGCAGTGCTAATTTCTGATTTTATATCTATACTTAAGGCAGGATTAGCTGTTATATCTACTGGGTAGTTTTCTATAAACATATAAGGAGACCATTGACCCCCGTCTGATATACAGGCCTCTGCGTTAGGTACGGCTGTAGGATTATCTGGTATATATAATTCTCCCGCATTAATGTGCGCTACTCCAGGAGCTGTTTCTTGTGGGTGTAAACACCCGTCTTCAGTATGTATTACATTTAAGGTAAAACCAGTTCCAGTAGGTATAGTTAAAGGACTGTCTAATATGATATTCCCTTTTGTAGAACCTGTTTTTATTCTACCACCATACCTATTGCCTGATCTAGTAGGGTCCGCTACTTTTATTAGCTCTCCTGGTTGTAGAACGGCTGCTTCTATGCCGGCTTTAAAAGTTAATGTCTCAGTTTCTAAAGTATCAGTGAATAAAGTCCATAACCCTATTCTATGGGCTTGCCCTCTTGAAGTGCACCCGAATGAAGTAATATCTGTTTTTCTTATACCATATCTTTGAATTCCTTCCCTGTCTTCTACATATTCTATCTTTCTTTTAAAGAAATCTTTAGGATCATTCCAGGATACTAAAGCTACTGTTTTTCTAGCTTTTTGAGCTGTGCCAGCATAAGTAAAGTCTCCTCCTATAGTATTAGCCGGAGTAAATAATTGAGTCGGTTCTTTAGGTGAATCTTGTACAGCTACAAGTTGGCCGTGAGCCCAATAAGACATACCTCTAAATGCAAAAGCTAAATCTTGCATTACTTTTATAGCTTCTTGTTGTTCTTGTATATAAACATTAGTAGCAAAACGTGGTTCCCATACATCGTTACCATCTAATTTAAATCCTGACTTAACTCCTACAAAGGCTCCGTTACTGTCTACTGCATCACAATACCTAGATATTTGATATAAAGACCATATATCTATCTGATCTTCTTGTATATATTCACCTAACCCATATCTCTTATTAGTTAATAAATCATAGTAAATCCATACAGGATTACTAGTCCAAATAGGAGCACCCATAGTACCATTAAAGTAACCTTCATATAGTACATCTCCTTTTTGTACTCCTACAACCCAAGTACCACCACGATTTGCAGTAGCTACCGCCCCTGATCCTCCTGCAATAGTAATTATAGTTCCGTCTGCTACGTAACCTACACCTGGCTCCGTAATATTTATATCTGAAATTCCTATAGTAGCTGTACCCGCCCCTCCAGATCCTCCACCAATATCAAAATCTATAGTAGGAGCTGAGGTATATCCAGATCCCTTATTAGTAATAATTACGTTTGTTATCTGATTTAGCTCATTTACTTCTAAAGACCCTTCTGCAGTTTCTCCTCCATCTAAATCAGGAGCAGAAAATGTTATAAACTCACCGTTTACATAATCCTCGCCTGCTGCACTTATAGAAACTGAAATTACACCTATTAGTACAGTACCTTCTGCAGTTTTATCATCTACTAACCCAGCTGTAGGAGCTGAAAAAGTTACTATATCTCCCTCAGTATACCCAGACCCTCTACTAGTAAAGTCAATACTAACTATACCAGTACAATCAGCTTTAGTAGTATAGCTTCTAGAAGTACAGTAACTAGTAGGCTCATAGCCTGTATAATTATGAGGAACTCTACATTTTATACCTCTAATATGGTAGGCTCGTTTAGGAATGCTACTAAATTGCCTAGCATTTATACGAACACCCATTAAGGCAGTATTAGGATAAGTTAATTTATTATCAATTATTTTAGTATAACTTTCCCAAAAGAAAGAGTCTTGAGTAGCACTATCTGTAGATTCTTTAGTTACCCTTACTACTTTAATACTTACTTGATCAGTATAAGGATCAGCGGCGCCTGCTTGCTTGTCTTTCCATAGCTCTATTCTATGTTCTCTTGTATACTTAGTAGTGGTTTTACCATCAAAACTAGAAGCTACCACTTCCTTGTAGTTAGTACCATCATAAGATGTCTGTACTGAATACTCTACTTTAGCACCGTGTATATCTCCATCATCCTTATCCTGCTTAGTTAGCTGTGATATAGATAAAGTTACCGAAATTGCATCTAGGTTACCTTGATTAATAGTTACAGGTCCGGGAGCCCCTACTCCTCTTTTTACTTCTATACTAACGGCTATTTGGCCTCTTATACCGCCAAAACCTGGTATAGAAGGTTGATTTTGAGTGCCTACATTATTCTCGTAGGTTTCTACTCCATCAAAGTTATACTTACCCGCTCCATTTAATAAAGCAGTTTCATTAAAAAAGATACTTCTATGCCCATCTACTAAGCCGTATATCTCTCCCTCAGAGATAGCATCTACTACCTTTGCATATTGAGCTGAGTGTAGAGTATCTGGATCTTCTACCGCTTGTCGAGCTTCCCCGCCGCCGCCTTTACCACCGCCGCCTGATCCTCTAATTATGTACTTATCCTCCACTTGATTCCTCCGAAGTAACTGAGGCACTTATTAAAGCCCCTCCTACTATTAACTCTCCGTAACATATAGGTATAGGTAAACCTTGAGATTGAGTATTAACCGGTCCATCAAAATTATAAGACTGTCCATTGTCCGGTCCCTCATTTGTTGTTGGTTTTTTAGGTTTAGGAGCTAACATTGCTGCTGCACCATTAAACATTAATGACATACCCATATTCATAGCAAATTTACTAAACATACTTCCTGCAGATAATGCAGTACCAAACATGGTATTCATACCTACTGCCCATGTTGTTCCAAAGCTAGCACCTACAGTCCCTGCAGTGGCCATACCTGCACTCATTGTTGATAACCCCGCTAAGTAAGGAGCAAATACAAGTACAGCTCCTAATATTAACATCATAAATCCATTCTTTTTTGAACCGTGTATTACAGGTAGAAAGGCTAAATCTTTAGACCCTAAAGGGTCCATCAACTCTTTATCACTAATGTCTGAATCTCCTACGAGTATATGATATTCTTTATCCATTATATACTGCATAAATCCAGGTTTATTAGCTTCTATAGCTTTTGCCGCTTCATGAGGATTATGGACGTCAAGGACCCATTCTTTACCGAATCGCTCTCCTAAATCTCCGTATAGTGTTATTTTTCTTAACATAATGACTTGTGCCTTAATACATGTACAGTATTCTTTTGATAGTATTCACCATATATATCTTTGGTAGATAGTCTACCCATAAGGTGATGCATAATCATATTACCCCCTAAATAAATTGCTGCATGGTTACAAACAGTGGATAGTATTTGTAAAAGTAAAACATCATGTTCTTGCATATCTCTATGATGTTTTATTTTTACAAACGATCCTTCTGTCCAGCTATCCCAATTCTCTTCGTAATAGTTCTTTCCGTTGTTCCACCATTCATACTCGGATGGAAAATACTTTATATTATCGATACCTAAAACTTCTTCGTAGTAATCTATAAATAAAGTTTGACAATCTGAAATCCCATATATAAAAGACCTACCCATTAAAGGTTGTTTAATACCTGTGGGATCTATCTGCGCCCATTTAAGTTCAGGATAAGATACTATAAACCAAGGCTTGCCTGACTTCTCACAAGATATCTTATCCGCTTCACTAGGTTGTTCAGAAGCATTGGGGTGACTATGAATAATTGCTAGTACTTCCCCTCTATCTTCTGCATCCATATAATCTAGAGGCTCCATTATAAAGTCTTGTTCTTCATGACCTAGGGCTACATTTCTACATTTATGGTATGCTTGTTTGCCGTCTATATTTAATAATATACCACAGCATTCTTTAGGAAAAGAATTTTTTGCGTCTTCTTCTATTTCTAGTTTAATATCATTATCAATCATCTAAGTCCTAATCCCACTCCAGGGAATCCTCCATAAGGTAATTCTGCTTTATTTAAATCCCAGCAGCTAAGTTCAATATCATTCCAATAAAACCCTTCTACTTCACAAGTACTCTTGGTAGTATAGGTGGTTTCTGCTTCTGCAAAACGTAATTCACAACTTTTTAATCTTTTGGCACATACATCAGAGCTAAGGTTTGTTGTTTCGCCATCTACTACTATATTTTCAATAGGCTCATCCTCTTTATTATAGTATTTAGTACCATTATAAGGGCAATTACCGTCTCTATACTGCCATAAACAAGTATTTTGAATTATCTCTCTCTTAGGAAGTCTTATACCCTCTACATCCCATGCAGGGGCTAATTCGAATTCAATGACTAATTTCGTTTCTGACACTTTTCTATCTATAAAGAAAACATCATCAGCAAAGAACGCAGTAGGATCGGAAGTATCGACTACAAATTTATTATAAGGTGTCAATGTATGACCATGGTTTGTTGCTATACTTTTAGCTATAGCATCTCCTCTTACCCAAGTTTGTTTTACCTGAAAATTATCAATAAGTAATTCATCAAGAGACCCTCCACCAGTACCAGATGAAAATATTTCAAACCTCGTTCTAGGAGCTCTAGTTATGTCTTTAGTAGAGAAAGTCTTAGAATAAGTTTGCCACCCGGTGCCCGTTAAATTCTCTGTAAATTCTTCAGTCCAACTTAAGTCAGAATTCTCTGATTCTACAAGTACTTTTGGTGAACTTCCTACTACTATTTTATAGTTAAAACTAATATTATACTCTTTATCTGCAAAAGTATCTATGTCTATATAAGCATGATTATTGATACCATCTGATTCTATTCTTAATACATTATTATACCCGGTATCTAACGAATCATAAGTAGAAGTTATTGTAGTACCTATACTAGGATACCACTTAGTAGCTAGTCCATCAAAGGTACTGTTAAATCCTTCTACTAATTTTGGTTCGTCTGTACCTTCGTATGCATGCTCTAAAGTTACAGCATGAGTATGAATTGCTGGTGTAGGTAACAATATATTTACATCGGAT